GCCGGATAGCGCTTAGATGCGCACATCTATTTTGGGCTCTCTGGACTCACTAAGTGAACCAGAGTAGCAAACTTTAGGTGTTTCCGCCGAATCAGCTTGACTAGCCTCCTCGACGACGCCGTCGGGCTTTTGGCCCTAGGCGTAAGTCAGTAGTTAGGTCGACTGATGGAAGACGCTCTCGAGTAGCCTTTTGGCGAAGTGCCCGCCACAAGGTAATTAACCTTGTAGAAGTTGGTAGCTCCTCGTTTTCACGAAGAGCTATCTCGAAAGAAGAGGGTAGGGAGTTTACTCCTTCCTCCGCTTCGAACACTTGCTTCCAGACGTCCTCTAGCATCCTCCAATCAGGAAGGATGTTTGGATCCAGAACCCGCAGGACGTCATCGATTTTCTCGAACCTCGCTCTGAGATTCTCGGCGAACTTTCGAATAATCCACTCACTGAAGAACTCATTCCACATCACCGATTTCTCGGTAATGCCGAAGAATTTATCAGTTTCGGACGACCAGAACTTCTTCCGGTCGCCGATCTCCTTATCTTTCCCCCTACGGCGATCTTCAGGTCGTTTCTCCCCTTTACCTTTCGGCTTAGGCTTGAAAGTCACATCTGTAAAGCGCAGAGTGGCGATTGAGTACAAAAGTTTATCGAAAGAGACCAATTGTCTCAGAAGGGTCCGGATGACCTGCCCCCAAAGACGCTCGGAAACTTTCCAAGCGTTAAGGTCAAGCAGAGCACCCTCCTTTCCACCCGGTGCTGTCGAAATCAACCAAGCCTCAAGAGGCATTGAGAAGACTCCGCCCGGGCGGCAGAGATAGGCGATTAGCCCTGTTAGACGATTTCCTAGACCCAACCCGACTGGCAGTCGAGCTAGATTTCGGAATCCGAACCCCGCAAAGCGTGCTACGGCCGCAAGACGGATTTCTCCGAATCGCTTGATCTTCAACACCAATTGCTCAAGAGCGCCTACGTTCCGCAGGCTCACTAGCATTTCTGCTAATGATATTGGCGTGACTTCCCGTTTACGAATCCAAGTCCGCTTCGCGAACTCTAAAGAGCTAGTGCATGAGACCAGACTTTTAGCAAGGCTGATCTCTACACCTATGCTCCTCATGACTCGTAAATACTCTGCGGCTACGAAACGGTCAGCAATGACCACATC